GGTGACCACATAGGCAACTCCCTGGTCAGCAAGGGTGCGGTCACGATGGAGGGCGATACTGAAGTCGTTCAAGACATCCTCGCCATTCGAAGTGCGGACCTGGTAACGGACCCCGCATCGACGAAGGGCTTGTTTGAAGGCGCGGAATCGCGAGAGCGTCCGCTGTCGATCACCGACCTGATCGAGTCGATCCAAAACACGAAGGGAGATACCAAAGTGGAGCTTTCCACGATTCTGGCCCATCTGAAGGACAACGAGCCCGATCGCAACCTCCTGGCCGAGCACTTCGGTTGGGTGAACAAGGCGTCCGCCGAGAAGCTGCAGGAGTCGAACAAGGCGCTGACGGTGAAGGTCGCCGAGCAGGACAAGGCGCTGACCGAGTCGATCGCCAAGCTCGCCGCGTCGGAGAAGACGCTGACCGAGACCAAGGCCGAAGTTGATACCTACAAGGCGAAGGAAGCGGTCGCCGCGAAGCAGGCCAAGCTGCAGGAGACCATCGCCGCCCACGGTCTGTCGAAGGACTTCGGCAAGGTCGAGGGTGTGATCTCGGAGAGTTTCGTCGCGATTCTGGAAGGTCAGGACGAGGCGATGTGGTCGAAGATGCTCGACGATCGGTATGCGGCGCTCAAGAGCGTGCCCGTCACGCGCAGTCAGTCACCGAAGTCGGATACCAAGGATCTTTCGGAGAGCAGCAATGGGCTGCCCTCGGACATTTACGCTCGCGTTGCGGCGATGGTAGGCCGTTAACAACCAACAGAACCCGTCCTGGGAGATCGTCCGCTGAAGAGAGCGACGTGAGAAGGGACGGGGGGGAGACGAAGAGAACATGAGTCCAAGCCGCACGCGGTGGGATTCGGTTGCAAATCCGAAGTCCGAAAAGATGTACGCGGTTCTGGCCGCCGACGCCATCGACATCGGAGCGATGTGCTGGTTCGATAAGAGGACGCAGACCGTGAAGATGTTCTCGCATCTCGATGCCTGGACTGGTTCGACGGCAGGCGCGCAGGGCAAGGTGGCCGAAAATTTCGTGGGTGTGGCTACCTCGGCGCACGTGGCCAACGACGCTGGGGTGACGGTGGTGCGGATTGCCTGCAAGGGCGCCGTCGACATGCTGCTGTCCCCGTCGGCCATCGTTGAGATCGGCGATGTGGTGACGGCCGCGAAGGATCCAGCGGGCAACTTCCTGCTCGCGAATACGGTGGCGAAGGGTTCGCTGGGAGATCCCGACGAGCCGACCGCATTGGCCAGAGAGTTGGCCGTCGGTCGAGTGGCAATTCGGTCAACCGTTGCGATCTCTGACGTCGTCTTCGAATACGTCGGCACCCGCGAGGCTGGTTCGCCAGTCCGTCAGGGTCTGTCGAGCTAAGGGGGCCGCCTAGATGAGTTCCCTCTTCCAGTCCTTCTACATCAAAGTTGGTCGGCTGAGACTGTACAGCGGCAATACTCCGCCGTACTTCTTCGAAGTCCCGTTTCGTGGACCAGTGACGGGTCCCGTTTCACGCGCGAGAGCGGGCGAGACACTCGTCCTCGACCGTGGTCGGTTCACCGTCGATGCGCACTACGTTTCGCCACCCGATGACCCGCTACTGGCTCCGTTGCCCTTTAGTTGCAATTTCAGGCTCGCGAATACCGAGCCCAACTTCTCGAAACTCATCACCCTGATCACCACTCCTGGTGGTGCGACGTCGAAGAACATTGGTGGTCGGGCGTGGACATCGTCGAAGGGTACGACTCAGATTCTGAACAGCGATCCTCTTGGTCAGGTGCTCGCGACGACACCGCAGTTCTCGGACCACGAGAAGCATACCGTGAACATCGAAATTCTCTGGACAGATCCGCAGAGCGTTCAGAACCGTGGATTCAAGTGGGGCGAGGTGTATTTTCCGCCTGATCGACAGATCACAGAAGGTGTTGATTCGGTCATGGTCGATCTCAGTGGTGAGATTTACGGAGCCATTACCGCGATCACCGCGTTCACTTCTGGAACGGAAAGCTAGAAAAAAATGGCCTGGAAGACGCACACAGATCTTGTTCGGTTTCAGAAGCGATTCGGCGTCGCCAGGCCAAGAATCTTTGTGGTCAATGAAGTCAAGGGGGCCTGAAGAATGGCGGCTCTGACGGCAGATGAATTGATTGCAGTGAAACAGAAGTTGGTGCCAATCCTGGTGGGAGCGATGAGGCGTAATCGTGCTGGAGGTGTCTCCGATGTCGTCGCGGACACGAAGGCGCGGTATCAGACCTCGACACCAGTCGGCAAGCAGCAATTGATGGTTGAGATGGGGTTCGGCGCCGACGTCAGTGCAGTCACGCTGGACCCGGGCGACTTCAACGAGTGCGTCAATATGGCGGCATTGCAACTGTAAGTCACATTTAATCCCATCCCGGTCCCCCGGCCTTACCGGGGTGGGGTGGTCAACCAGGAGGAATTACGACGATGCGTGTAGGCGATATCAAGAGCGTGGTCAAGGAAGTGGGTCCACGTGGCTTCGTGCATGTGCTGGCGAAGCTGCTTGAAGGCCGGGATCCCTCTGGCAACCAGATCCCGAAGAAGCGCCCTGAAGAGTTTTCGTTCAAGGCACTGTACGAGGGCATGGTCGGTCCCTGTGAGGAGTTTTTGCCTTCGGCTCGTGGCGGGAAATTCGAGTTCATCGATATGCAGGAAGCCGTGGACTCGACGCAGTTCCCTTCCGCGACGGGTGTTCTCATCAACGCGAAGGTGATCGATGGTTACAACACCCCCGCAACGATCGGGGATCAACTGGTGACGAACATGCCCTCGCGTCTGAAGAGCGAGCGCATCGTCGGTTTCACGTCGCTGGAAGGACCGCAGGAAGTTCCTGAAGGGATGCCGTACCAGGAAAGCGGATTCGCCGAGAAGTACGTCACGACACAGACCGCCAAGAAGGGTCGGATTCTGGAGATTACCGAAGAGGCGATTTACTTCGACCAGACCGGCCAGATTCTAATGCGCGCCTCGCGCCTCGGCGAGCAGACGGCGGAAGAGCGTGAACTGACCATCCTCGCAGGTGTCCTGGACGTGGGTTCCGGTGCCGTTGGTATCAAGGACGTGTACTTCCCTCAGGGTGCCCAGACGACCCTGTATTCTTCGACTAACAAGAACCTCGTGACTGCGCTGAATCCGCTGGTTGACTGGCGGGACATTGATGAGGTTCTCCAGCACCATGCGACCAATATCCGTGATGATCGCACGATCACGGGTGAGCAGCTTCCCATCCTCTGGATGCCGAACACGATGCTCGTCAGCCGGGGCCGTCTGGCCTTGTCTTCGCAGATCGTCAGTGCGACGCAGACCTGGAGACAGCCTGGGGCGACGGATGCCACCACGCAGACGATCGGAGCCAACCCGGTTAACAGCTTGGTTCCTGGACTCCAGGTGCTTTCGTCTCCTCTGATCGATTACCTCGCGTCGGTCACCGGCTCGCGGTTCGACGATGCGGCGGACTGGTTTCTCGGAGACTTCAAGAAGCAGTTTGTGTGGCAGGAGATCTGGCCACTTCAGACGCAGCGGGCCCAGCAGAACGATGAGGCTCAGTTCCGACGCGACATCGTCGCCCGGTTCAAGGTCCGGTACTACGGAGGCATCTCGGCCCTAGATCATCGGTATGTCGTGAAGTCGAACGCCGCGTAAGCTGTGTAGGCTGATTTATGTGGCGAAACGCCGGTCATCCCGCTCATTGGGTAAGCGGCGGGGTGATCGGCGATTTTGTTAGAAAGGACGCCTACAGTGCAAGCTGGCGTGATCGGAATTCTGACTGGCAAAGGGCCAGCCTGCGATGAACTTCAGGAGTGGCTGGAACATGAACTCGCTGGTCTGAGTCATATCGTCCGCGTGGTGCGCAAGACGGGGAACCAGATTGCGTGGCAACGTAATGAAATCGTCCGCGATCTCGATCCCAACGAAGGCTTCGTACTCTACATCGACAACGACAACGTGCCCCCGGCGGGCGCTCTGTCGATCTTGTACGATGCCTCGTCGATCTCAGGCATCGCCTCTGGGGCCATCATCGAGCGGGTCCTCCCGTTCGATCTCTGTGCGGTCAAGTCACTTGAGCCCTATCTTCGCTACAAGGTCAGCGACATCAGCGGTCTCCGTGACCCGTTCCCTGTCGTCGCATGTGGGACGGGATGCCTCATGGTTCGTCGAGACGTCTTCAAGGACATGGGAGAACCTTGGTTTCAGTGCGGACAGATCCATCCCGAACTCTTGAGCGAGGATCTCGATTTCTGTCTACGCGCTGTTCAGGTCGGTCATCCGACGTACCTCGTTCCGTCTGTGAAAGTGGGGCACAGAACCGATCTCATCCTCTGGCCGGGTGACGATGGTCAGCACTGGGCGCAGTGGCCCGAGTCCTCTTCAAGGGCCGTCTATCGCACGCCTCTTTTTTTAGGTTCCGAGCGTGAGATCCATGAGTGAAAACACACACTCTTGATGTGCCGATCGAGATGAGAATCCTGGGACGGTTCATTGTCGAGGCTACACACCGATCCGAGGGAGGGTTCGTGGAGATTCGCCGTTTTGACGGCTCGAACAAGCTCACCAAGCCAACGTGGCGCGTCCGCACGATGGTTGAGGGGAAAGACTGCACCGTGAGCGGCGATAACCTGACCGATACGCTCATCCGGATGGTCGGCGTGTTGGCGACGGTGACTCCATGACCTGGACCTATACGACCTCGCCGCTGGGCACTCGGGATTTCGTGCGTCTCATGGTCTCGGACACGGATTCCACGAACCCGATTTTCCAGGACGAAGAGCTTGACGCACTCTTGAGCCGGAACAGTGGCGACCCACGTCTGGCTGCCGCCGACGCGCTCGATGCCTTGGCGAACAAGTATGCGATGAACGCGATCAGCTACTCCGTGACTGGATTCTCGATGAATCGGACGGCGATTGCGGCTCAGTTGCGGTCTCAGGCCAAACAGCTTCGAGATGTCGCGATGTCGGAGCCGTTTGAATTCGAGTCGATCACCGACAACTTCATTGACGTGCAGGGGTTCGATCGGAGCAATTACTCAGACACTCCGGGGAACGTATGACGCTCCCCCGTCTCGATTTCCTGACCCCCGTGGAGTTGGCGCAGATCGCGGCCGACGTGGCTTCTCTGGTCACTGATCCCCAACTCACGAAGCCGGTCACGTACCGGAACTTCCAGAGCATCACGTTCACGCCCTCGACGGGGATGCAGGTTCCTTCGTTCACCGACTCGTCGCTGCGAGTGATTCGTAACAACGTGACCACGCGAGATGTGGCGATCGCGAACGGGCTGTACCAGATGGGCGACGTGCTCTTCACGTTTGACCGGGCCACGTTCTCGGCGATCACGCCGAATCGGGAAGACCTGATCGTCGATGAAGGCGAGACGTGGAAGGTCGTCTCCTGGGAGACCGATCCCATCCAGAAGCTCTGGCGGATCGTCGCGAGGCTGATGACATGAGCCCCGTGACGGTCGTCCAGCGTGGACCGAGCCCGAATCGCCGTGCCCGCAAAGCGCCTTCTATCACGGCGATTGTGATTCATGACACGGGGTCGCATTCCGCCGAGTCGGCGATTAGTTGGCTATGCAATACGGCGTCGGGAGTCTCCGCGCATTACGTGATCGATCGCGACGGCACGATCTATAACGTGGTGCCAGACGCCGAGTGTGCTTGGCATGCTGGAGCCTCAGAACTCTTCGGTGTCTCCAACGTCAATGAGTTCTCCATCGGCATCGAGGTGGTAGACGCCGACGATCGCGAGGCCGATCCGTATCCCGTTGCGCAACTTGATGCCGTCGTGGCTTTGACGATCGATCTGGTTCATCGTCACCACATTGTGTTGAATCGCATTGTTGGACACGCGGATGTTGCTGTGCCGTATCGGCGTAAAATTGATCCGGGTCCAGATTTTCCGTGGCAAGATTTTTTGATTCGTGTGGCTTTGGGTGTCTCCAAATGAGTGACACAAACGGCCGCACGCATGAACCCGACCTCCGCGAACTGGCCGCCGAGTTCGACGGATTCGTGAAGCGCATTGAAGAAAAGTTCGAAGGATTCATCAAGCTCATGGACGAGCGCCAACT